ACTCAGCTACACACAATGAGTGTTTTAAGTGATGATTATTGTTTCCCATGCGTAGTAATACCACCATAGGTCTAGATGTATTTCTGGTATTGTGTACATTATGGTACTTGTATTTGTGCGAATATAGTATAGGCAGTGTATGCGTATAATCCGATTACAATTACTGCAAATCCGATACCAATATTTACGATTAGATTTATTCTATTCATGATGCCTCCGATTGTTTTTCAGCGTAGTCAGACATCTGTTGCATACCTTTATCGTTAGAGTATTCACGATGTTCTTCGTCTATTCTGTCTTCAATGAATGATGTAATGCATTGGTCTAAGTCATCTTGGTTAGATAACTCAAAGGTGTTGATTAGTAAAGTGTATAAACCTGCTGGAATAGTTACAGTTAGTTCTTTTGTGTTGGGTACTAAGGTTATTTCTGTCATGATTGTTCCTTATGTAGTTGTTGACTTATTAACATTTGAATGAATTTAGAAAGGTCTTCAGCATATTCAAGCTTAGTATTTGTAGACGTTTCATATTCTTTTCTTATTGTAGTTATGTCGAATTGCGTAAGTATTACATTAATGATTTCACCGTCATTATCGATTTTTGTTTTATTGATAGCCATGATAGCTCCTTTAATTGTGAGATTAATTTGGTAGTTAGTTTGACATCATAACTGGGATGCTCACTTCACTTAAACAGGATTAAATCATTATTAACAGCATGAGGACTGCTAGGATAAATATTAGAAATACAACGCCTTCTACTATAGTTAGTAGTATTAGTTTTGTATTACTACTCAGCATTTGCTACCTTGGGTGTGTCTTCAAGGTGTTCTATTGCATATTTCTTTTTGAGCTCGGCTATTCTGTGTGTGCGTTCTATTGCTCGTTCTTCTCTATCAAGGCGCATATCTTCTATGGTTTCATCTAATGCTTCTTCTGACATGTCGGATACTTGGTCTACAAACTTACCTAGACCGTGTTCTCCTACTACTTTTTCTAACAGTTGTGCAGTGGATTGTGTTGCTTGTGCTATGCTACCAATTGTGTTGCTAATATTGCTTATAACTTTCATTGTGTTGTGGTTCCCCGGTTTGTTGTAGCACCTATTAAAGTAAGATGCCTCAAGAGCGCCACGCGCGGTCTCAATAGCCCATGTGTCCTTTCATCTTGAATCTTACTATCCTCTGGCCCTGTGTCTTTGTGTCAAAAAAAGAGCAACACCACCACCCTAGATAGGATGATGATGTCACAAGGTTAAAGGTTAGCCATATGCTGATGAGTCACGTTCCTCTTGTTGGAATAGTGATTCGGCTGTAAGTTGCATATCCGGAATGCCCAGTTTCTTTAACTTAGCACTGTCAACCGAGATAGCCCCACCATCAACAGCCTTTTGAAACCAGCCTTGGAACATTAAGAAATGCCCCTCAGTAGTATCAGCCTCTGGGATGTTGATGTAGGCTGTAGCGTCCCATTTCTCCGTATTCTTGTTGTACATACGGAAAGGAAACTTAATTGTCTGCATGTTATATTTAGAGTCGACTGCAGTTGCGACTTGATCGTTAGGGTTACCCATGCGATTCTCCTGTTAGACATCGAAATTAATGCCTCTTGAGCACCTCGTGCTTGTGTCTTTTACCTCTAGAACTTAAAAGATAGTTATAGTCTTTGTATAGGGGGGGTATTTCAATTTACTTAATGCTCTGGTGTAAGTTACTGAACCCGTACCTAAAATTAAAAAATAATATATCGTATATTAGAAAATTATAATATATGCGAATAGACGTCCCGCGCCAACGAGTGCGTAGCACGAGGCAGGATGGGGGTAAGTCTATGAGCATACTATTAATATAAACGAGCAGGGGAGCAAGCTCTGTTCGCTACGCTCTCTAATATATACTAAAGGAAATCGCTACAACCCGCATTCCTAGTGGGAAAAAGTTCAAGAAATGGGAAAGTCCCTATTACCGGTTCTGGGAACTATTAAGGCTATAGTTTTGATTTAGGTAAATAAGTGTTTCCTATAATGGGAATTAGCTATAATCGATTCATGAGGAAAAAATACTGGCAGGTGTGTATGGATAATATTATGGAAATTCAATCAGATCCGGTTGATGTGATTGACTTATTAATTACGAGGCCTAAGATGGAGTTTCGTCTTTGGAAGCATATGTGGAATATCAGTGATACTAATAACCACATCGCAATTACTCAGAAAGAATTAGCTGAACAGATGGGAGTTTCTGCTCCTAAGGTGTCAGGTGCTATGCGTAGTTTAATTGAGGATGACATGGTGCAACGCAATGGTATTCACTTCTATGTGAATCCATGGCATGTGTGGTTTGGTGAAGATCACCAAAAACAGACAGCTAGAATTGAATGGGATAAACGCAAGGAGCTGAATGAAACTGAGAGATAAGACAGAGGGTACTAATGAGTTAACGTTAGTTCAGTTACAAGGTTGTGTGCCTAAGAAATGGCGACATAACGTTACTGAGGATATGATTCAGCTAATTAACTCTGAGGCTGATGAGGACTTTAGACAAGTTTACAAAGAAAACTTACTGGGCTTTGCTGATGTAATACAATCCAGTAAATATAAGATGACACAATATGTGGACGCCGTTAAGTTTGTTAGTCACAAGCTACTGGGAGATACTAATCTTATGGCTTATGCCAAGGTATTTCCTGATAGATATCAGAGACAGGTAGATAAAGGTACACCTCCTAAGAACATTGCTGCTTATGCTACGGCGTTTAATAAGACTGATTTAGTTCATAAGATTCTAGAGCGTACGTTGGTACCTGTTTACATTCTGAATATGGATGTACATCAGGAAGCCATCAATACACAGGCTGAGCTTATGAGATCTGCCCGTAGTGAGACAGTTAGACAGAAGGCAGCTGAATGCTTGATTATGCAATTAAAGGCTCCAGAAACGTCTAAGATTGAAGTTGATGTTAGTTACTCTAATGATAGTATTGATGAACTTAGGGAAACTACTAGAGCATTAGCTCAACAACAACTTAAACTTATACAGAGTGGAGCTGTTACTGCGGAGACTATTGCGCACTCTGATATTATTGCCAGGAAGAAAGAATCTATTGAAACTGAATACCAGGAGGTTGAGTGATACATTGCATGAGTGACTGTTTAGATAAATTAAAAGCTATAAAGAAGATGGCACAGGAAGGTTTACAGGGGTGTAATAACCAGACAGAGAGACATAAGTTTGAGCAGATCTCTATGGAAGTTAGCTATTTGATTAATGAGGCGGGTGCAGATGGAACTGATAAAAAAGACAGTAGATGAGTGGCTAAATGAGACTAACTATGACCCGGATCCTAGCTATGTACCCAGTGAGTTTGCTCTAGAATTTATTAGCTTTATTAAGTTAGTTAATGGTGAGCGTGGTGAGGAGAACAAAACTCCTGTAATTCACTACAAGATGCTAGATCAGATCACAGGTAAGAGGCAGAACACGGTTAATATGTGTTCACGTGGTTTAGCTAAAACTACGATCATGTCGGAGTACTTAATATTGTATATAGCTGTGTATGGGTCTATTCCTGGGTTTGGTGATGTAGATTATGGGCTATATGTTTCTGACTCTATTGAGAATGGTGTAAAGAAAATGAGACTACGTTTAGAACGTAGATGTCAGAATAGTGAGTTCTTATTACAATATTTAGCTAAATCTAAGTTTACTGACATTAGATGGTACTTTAAGAACAATCAAGGCAAAGAATTAGTTATTACAGGCCATGGTGCTAAGACTGGTGTGCGTGGAACCGTGGAACTAAATACTAGACCCCAGTTAGCAATGTTAGATGATCTACTGTCTGATGATGATGCTAGATCGCCCACAATTATTGAGAGTGTAGAAAACACGGTGTACTCCGCAATTGACTATGCACTGCATCCAGCTAAACGTAAAGTTATCTGGTCAGGTACGCCTTTTAACGCTAAGGACCCATTATATAAAGCAGTGGAATCTGGGGTGTGGTATGTGTCTGTTTACCCTGTATGTGAGAAGTTTCCTGTTAGTGAGGAAGACTTCAAAGGTGCATGGGAGGACAGGTTTAACTATGAGTATGTGAAGAGCCAGTATGATAAATCTAAAGGTGCTGGTAAGTTAGACAGTTTTAATCAGGAGCTAATGCTCAGGATTATGTCTGAGGAAGAACGTCTGATCAAGGATGGTGATCTAACTTGGTATAAGCATGCTAATGTTAAATCTAACATGGGAGCTTTTAACTTCTATATTACTACTGACTTTGCTACTTCTGAGAAGGAATCCGCAGACTTTAGTACGATTAATGTATGGGCTTACAACAATAACGGTGACTGGTTGTGGGTAGATGGATTCTGTGAGAAAGCTCTAATGGATAAGTCTATTGACCAGTTATTTAAGTTAGCTCAAAAGTATAAACCTCAAGAAGTTGGTGTTGAAGTCACAGGGCAACAGGGAGGCTTTATAGCGTGGATCCAAAATGAGATGATGAACCGTAATATATATTTCACCTTAGCTTCAGGCCGGGGTAAGACGAGCCCAGGTATACGCCCAAATAAAGATAAGATGAGTAGATTCCAGCAAATGGCAGTACCACTATTCAAATCTGGGAAGATATGGTTTCCTGAGGAGCTGAGGGACTCTAGTGAGCTATCTGAGATGTTAAATGAGATATCATTAGCAACGGTTAAAGGATTTAAGTCTAAGCATGATGACCAGATAGATAACATCTCTATGTTAGGTGAGTTTAATGCATGGAAACCTAGTGAGGTGTCTACTGATGAGCATAGTGTAGATGGCAGTATGTTATGGGATGATGAGGAACCAGAAAATGAAGGGGATAGTTCTTATTTCGTTTAAATACAATTTACTATTAAATATAGTGGTATGATAAGATTAGCATTTTATTTATATGGGGTAGCTGCGTGAAGGTCTATGAATACATTGAATTTCTAGTAAATGGTGAAATACAACAACTGTCTACTTCAGATGTAGGCGATATGACCCCAGGGGCTCCTGCAGCTACAGCTGTACAAGAGAAAAACAGAGATAAGCTAAGATCATTTATTAATTTAGCTAACATCGAGTTACATAAGAAGTTTAATATTCTGCCTC